TGAATCTGCAGTTTTAGCAGGTCCAGTGACATTTTCAGAAACTGTAACCGTAACAGGAAATTTGGTAATTGTATAATGAGTGAAATAAGAGCGGATAAAGTTAGTCCTAGAACAGGTACTTATATTTCTTTAAATACAGTTGATCAAAAAAACCTCATCATCAATGGTGGAATGGACATAGCACAAAGAGGAACTTCACAAGCTAGTATTACTGCCGCTGGATATTATACTATTGATAGATGGAGAACTGATATTGTTACTGCTGGTACTTGGACACAAACACAATCAACAGAGGTTCCAACTGGTCAAGGTTTTTTTAATTCAACAAAATTTGACTGTACTACTGCTGATGGTTCTTTAGCCGCTGGAGATAGAGTATTTTATAGTCAAAGAATAGAAGACCAAAATTGTACTTATTTAAAAAAAGGAACTTCATCTGCAGAAAGCACAACCGTTTCATTTTGGGTTAAGTCAAATAAAACAGGAACTTATATTTGTGAACTTTTTGATAGCCAAAATTCAAGACACATAAACAAATCTTACACAATTTCATCTGCTGATACTTGGGAAAAGAAAACAATTACTTTTGCTGGAGATACAACTGGTGCTTTTGCTAATGATAATGGTATTGGTTTAATGTTGCAATTTTGGTTAGCCGCTGGAAGCACTTATACATCTGGAACTTTACAAACTTCTTGGGGTTCAACAACAAATGCAAACAGAGCAGTAGGTCAAGTCAACCTTGCAGATAGCACATCAAACGAATGGTACATTACAGGCGTACAATTAGAAGCTGGAACAACTGCATCTGATTTTGAGTTTTTGCCTGTTGATGTGAATTTAGCAAGGTGTCAGAGATATTTTACTAAACTTCATGGAACTCTTTATGGTTGTAATTATACTTCTACTACTTCATTTACTGGTGGTATTTTACCAGTTTATATGAGAGCTAATGGAACAGCATCATATGATGGTATAAGAACAACAAGTGGCTTAAATGCTTATATTACACAAACAAATGCTCAATATCTTATGACACACTCACAAGGTTTTGTTACTGGGTTTGCAATAGATTCGGAGTTATAATTATGATTAATAAAGAAAATATAAATTCAGTAACTTTAATGTATGACACAATAATAGAGCCTGGAAAGAAACATTCTTATAAAGTTATTTTTAATACAGACAAAATTTGTTTTGTACCACTAGACGAAGCAAACACAGATTACCAAGCAATTCAAGAATGGATAGCAATAGAAGGTAACGAAATAATAGATAATGGAGGTTCAGAGTAATGGCATCTATATTAAAAGTAAACCAACTTCAGGATTCAGGGGGCAATGCAATTATTACTTCTGATGGAAGTGGTAACATTACTACTGGAACAGGGATGGGTAAAATTTTACAAGTAGTATCAGTTGTTGATAGTACAGATACAAGTATTACATCAGCTACATACACAGATACAGGTTTATCAGCAAATATAACGCCAATTTCAACTTCGTCTAAAGTTTTAGTAATAGTAAATCATGCTATATATCTTTCACGTTCAGCAGCTAATATTTATGGTGGTTATAAATTATTAAGAGGTTCAACAGATATTTTTAATCCTAACCCAAATGATGGCAATGGACCATATGGTATAGGCGTACTTAGTGGAGAAACAAGTTCAGTTCTTTCTGCAATGCATACAACACAATTTCTTGATAGTCCAAGCAGTACTTCACAACAAACATATAAGACACAAGGAAGAGTTTATATAGCAGGTAATAGTGCCAGCATAAGATTTAATTATAATGCTGCAGGTAACAATGGAAAATCAGTAATGACACTTATGGAGGTAGCTGGATAATGATAGTTGAAGCAATAAAAAAAATAAATCCTAATGCAGAAGTAGTTGTAAGAGGTAATAATATTGATACTTGCGAAATAGAATTTCATAATGGCACACCAGAAATATCAAAAGCAGATATTAAGGCAATGATGCCTATTGTTGAACAAGAATTAAAAGACGCTGAACAAGCAGCAATAGATAAAAAAGCCTCTGGTAAACAGAAGCTAAAAGATTTAGGATTGGACGACGCAGAAATTAAAGCGTTGATAGGAGCATAATATGAGCAAACTTGAAGTTGATGCAATAGAACCTCAATCAGGAACTACTTTAACTATTGGTGCGAGTGGGAACACAATAACTGTTCCTAACGGTTCACTGTCTGGACAAAACTATCCAGCTTTTCAAGCAAAATTAAATGCAACTCAAAATATTTCAGATTCAGTAACTACAAAAGTTCAATTTGATACAGAAATTTTTGATACAGATAATGCTTATGACAATTCAACAAACTACAGATTTACACCACAAGTTGCTGGTAAATATTTTGTATTTAGTTTTATAGAAGGAGATGGTACAGGCACAAATAAAACTGAAAGAGTCCAGTTACTTATTTATAAAAACGGTGTAATTCATAGTTTAATTCAAAATTTTCCAAATACTTCTGCTGAATCAAATAATGTAGGACTCACTATAAATTCAGTTTGTGATATGAATGGTTCTACAGATTATATTGAAATATTTGCTTATGTAGATGCTCTTTCAGTTCAAGCTACTGTAATAGGTTCTTCCGACCATTTAAGGTCAACTTTTGGTGCATACAGGATAGGAGCATAATCATGGCTAGTTTATCAAATAAAATAAGAAAATATGTAAATGCAGAAGTAGATTTCACAACTGATGTAATTCTACAAGATGACAGTAATAGTCAAGGTGCATATATTAAAGAATGGAACTTAGATATTGCTAAACCTACTCAAGAACAATTAGATGCTTTAGAAACTGAAGCACAAACTTATGAAAACAATCAGCAAATAATTTTAACAAGAAAAAACTTATATGGTTCTTGGGAATCACAACTAGAAGAAATTTATGATGATGGTATAGATAGTTGGAAAGCTAGAATACAAAAAATTAAAACAGATAATCCGAAGGAAGCTAAATAATGGGTAAACTAGAAGCATACAAAACCCTCTAGATATTTAACTTTATCTCAAAGTCAAAACGGTTTATAAAGATATTTATGCTACAAAAACTTAATTTCAAACCGGGTTTCAATAAACAAATTACAGAATCAGGTGCAGAATCTCAATGGGTAGATGGGGACTTTGTCAGATTTAGATACGGTCTACCTGAAAAAATAGGTGGATGGTCACAACTTACCAATTCTAACAAAACTTTACCAGGCGCAGCGCGTGCACAACATTCTTTTGTATCTTTAGCAGGAGAAAAATATGCAGCGATTGGTACATCGCAAGGTTTATTTTTATATTATAATGAGCAGTTTTATGACATTACTCCTTTAGATACAGCCATCACCGGAGCAACCTTTGATGCTACATCAGGTTCAGCAACGGTCACGGTAAATAAAACATCACATGGTCTAGAAGAAGGACGTTATGTAACTTTTTCATCTGTTACCGTCCCAACAGGATCTGGTTATGCAACAACCGATTTTACTGATAACACTTTTGAAATTACCAATGTTACAGTTAATGCGTTTGATATTATAATGCCTTCAAATTCAGCGGGTACTACATCAGGCACGGGTTCCGCAACAATTGGTCCTTATGTTATTGTGGGTCCAACTTTTCAAACAGCTAACTTTGGTTGGGGAACATCGTATTGGAATGATTCAACATGGGGAACAGCAAGAACTGCAACAAGTGTAGTCCTTGATCCGGGTTTATGGTCTTTAGATAATTTTGGTCAAATACTTATTGCAACTATTTTAAATGGTAAAACATTTACATGGGATGCAGGAGGTCCAGATGGAAAAGGTGCAAGAGCAACGGTTATGGCTAATGCACCTACTAAAACAAGATTAACACAAGTGTCTGATAGAGATAGACATGTATTTCATTTTGGAACAGAAACTACAATCGGTGATACAACGACTCAGGATCCAATGTTCATAAGATTTTCAAACCAAGAAGATTTTAACACATATACTCCAACTGCAACCAACACTGCAGGAACCTTTAGATTAGATAAAGGAAATGTTATCGTTGGAGCCGTATCCGGTAAAGATTATACATTAGTATTAACTGATTCATCAGCTTACGTTATTCAGTTTGTTGGTCCACCTTTTACTTTTTCTGTTAGGCAGGTGGGTACAAATTGTGGTTTAATTGGTCAAAACGCTTTATCATATTCTAATGGTGTTGTATTTTGGATGTCGGGTGAAGGTGGATTTTTTATGTACGATGGTACTGTTAAGGCTATACCTTGTCTTGTTGAAGACTTTGTATTTACAACATCTGGAGATAACTTAGGAGTTAATTACAGTTCTAGTCAACTAATATATTGTGAACACAATACTTTATATAATGAAATAAACTGGTTTTATCCAAAATCTAACACAACTCAAATAAATAGATGTGTTACTTATAATTATGGTGAAGATTGTTGGACAACATCATCCCTTTCTAGAACTTCTTATGTTGATCAAGGGGTTTTTAATACCCCTTACGCAACCGATTATAATAGCACTTTAACTCCTAATTTTCCAATACAAGGAATAAGTAATTTATTTGGTGCATCAATTTACTACGCTCAGGAAACAGGAACTGATCAAGTGAATAGCATTACTGGTACAACCTCTATTAACGCATACATCCAATCAGGAGATTATGATATTACTAACTCTAATAATATTGCTGATTTACGGGGAGACGGTGAATACATAATGTCCGTTAAAAGATTTATACCTGACTTTCAAGTGCTTACTGGTAATTCAAAAATTACATTGTTAATAAATAATTATCCAAGTGATACAGCTGCAAGCTCACCTCTTGGACCGTTTACAGTTTCATCATCTACTGATAAAATAGATACACGTGCTAGAGGAAGACTAGTGGCACTTAAGATAGAAAATGATGCTATAGGAGAAACCTGGCGTTATGGCACAATGCGATTAGATGCTAAACCAGATGGGAGAAGATAATGGCTAAAATAACTGCATATATACCAGAACCAAAACAAGAGTATGAAGTAGATAATCAGAGACAAATTTTAGAATCTGTTGAGACTTTAAAAAACCAACTTAATTTTTCATTTCAAAATGATTTAAAAGAAGAACAAAATACATATAATTATTTTTTATCCTAATGACTATACAATATAAAAGCGAAGTATTTGATTTAACTACCACTAATTTAACTACGGTTTTAAATATATCTGTATCAGCAGTAGCTATTGTTAAAACAGTACAAGCTAGTCACATGGATGCATCAAATGTAGATGCTGATTTATACTTAAAAAAATTTGGTGGCAGTGACGTAGAAATAGGTCATGCGCAGCTTAATAAAAACTCTGAAAATATGATTGTAAATACCTTGAATTTAGAAGCAGGGGATGTTATAAAGATGCAAGCAGATACAGCAAATGAAATAACAGGCGTTGTAAGTTATGCTTTGATAGACAGATCACAGGAGAATGGATAATGGCAAATGAAGATTTATTAAAAATACACTGTACAACTACAGTGATTATTAGAAATACTAAAACCAATAAAATATATAAAGATGAAGTAGAGAAAGAGTCCGATATAGCTGATCCTAATACTGAAACAACAGCAGAACATATTGCTCAGGATGTTGAAATACAGGTTTCACCTAAAGGACTAAATGCACTACAGAAAGTAATGAATGAAAATAAGAAATCTAACACCTAAAGGTGGAACTGAATTACAATTAAGTTTTTTAAATAAATACGTAGATAAAAAATTATTAGACCAGGTACAAATTTGTACTTCGATACCAGGTAAAGTTCTATTAGATTCAAATAAAGTAAATATACTTTGGCAAAAAAATTCTTACGATCAACCTAATTTATACCCTTGGTTTAAAAATAAAACTAATCATTATAAGTATGATTGGTATGTATTTAATTCTCATTGGAATCATGAAAAGTTTAGAATGATGTTTGGTCTACCTACTGAAAAATGTATTGTTATAAAAAACGGTGTAGACAAAATAGAACAATCAAAACCTTATCAAAAAGGACAACCCATAAAAATCATACATCAAAACACTCCTTGGAGAGGTTTATCCGTATTACTTGGTGCAATGCAGCTAGTTAAAAACCCATTAATTACTTTAGATGTATATTCATCTTGTGAAGTTTATGGCAAAGATTTTATGGATAAAAATGATAAAGATTACAAAGCTCTTTATGATCAAGCGGAGTCTTTACCTAATGTAAATTACATTGGTTATAAACCAAATGAATACATAAGAGAAAATATAAAAAATTATAATATGTATGTGTATCCGAGTATATTTGAAGAAACTTCATGCATATCTTTATTAGAGGCAATGTCTGCTGGATTGTACAGTGTTGTAACAAACTATGGAGCTCTTTTTGAAACAGGCGCAGAGTTTCCAATGTATATTCCTTACGATAATAATTACAAAGCTTTAGCTGAAAAATTTGCTTATGGAATAGATGCTGCTGCAGCAACACTTCATGAAAAAGTAATACAAGACCATTTAACTACACAATCTAATTACACACAGTTTTATTATTCTTGGAATAAACAAGCTGCCTCATGGACTAACTTTTTACAAGGAGCAATTAATGCCAAAGCCAAATGAACCTATATGGTTTAACCAAGACAAAACAGTAACTCCAAATGGAGATACTTACCAAACAATTAAGACGAACAAAGTAGAAAATAAAGTAACAGAAATAAATATAGGAGAGCAATCTCCTTATAAAATAATGGTTTGTACTCCTTGTCATAGTGATGTTAGTATGCATTACACACAAGCAGTATTAAAGTTTCAACAAGCGTGCTGGTTTAAAAAAATACAATGCAGCTTTACATTATTAAAATCATCTTTGGTTACTCAAGGTAGAAATTTATGTGTTGCTGAAATGTTAAACCACGAAGACAACTACACTCATTTATTATTTATTGATTCGGATATTGATTTTAATTCTGAAACTATTTTTAAAATGTTAGAGTTTGATAAAGATATTATTGGGGTACCTTATCCTATGAAGATATTAAGTTGGGATAAAATATGGAG